TGGCTCCTTGCCGTTTAAAACAGTAATTAAACCAGCGAACCTTATGTTTTGGGTTCTGGACAAAGTAGACTTCGTCATTTCTTAAAAAACTTTGTTGCTGAACGCACAGCGAATGACGCAGATACAATAACTCCTAAACTGTACTGATACCACTGCGGCATTGTATCCAAAGCAGCAAACCCGTCGGCTACAATATCTCTTCCCCACTCTCCGCAGAACGATAAAATTAGCGGAATCGAAAACAAAATTACCAACCACTCGTCTTTCCACGAATTCACCGAACCTTGAGCCATGATCTTTTCCCAATTGGCCTCGCTTGTCGCAGTGACCTTGAGAATTTCGGCCTCCGCTTCGGCCTTTGCTATCTTTGTTTTGGCAACAGCCGCCTTCTCTTCTGCCTTGCCCTTGAGCCAAGAACCAGCCAAATCTCCAACCATAGGTAAAATTGCCTGTAGCATTTATAACTCCCTTACTGAATAGGAACGCAATGAGCCATCAACCTGTAATATTCATTTTGATAACTGGCCTTCCACATATCCTCGTTTACTAGGTAAACGCACTGTTCTTCTGTCATATGTTGCTGAAGTGTTATCTGATTACCAATATACAGCCACTCAGAACCGTCATTACCCCACATTGAAATGACAAGAACAAACGCAATCTCGGCGGTGTGGTGTACATCAATCAAACAAGAAACCTTTTTGCTTTTAAAATCTCTAAATCTTTTTCTTTTTTGCCGCCATCGTATTCCCAAGCGTAGCCTCGATAGACCATTTCCTCATTGATGCACGTTGTTGAACACCAAATTTCGCCCAGCATTCGACCGTATTTTCCATCCTTTTCGGTGCGAACCCAAAGATTTTCACACTCCATCATGCGACGTTCTAAAAATTCTTTTGCATCTATGCCAAGCTCTTTTTCTTCGGGGTTCTTGGTTCTGCTCTCTGGCGTATCAATACCCGCAAGCCTAACACGCTCTTTTTTGAACATATCAAACCCCAAATCAAGAATGACATCCACGGTGTCACCATCAACAACCTTGACTACTTTTGTGATTTTATACTCATACATTATTCAACAATCCTTACTATGTAAGTCTCCCCATCGACGCCTTTTGCTATTTCTACTGTTTTTTCTTCGCAAGAGTATCTGACTGTGCCTGTTTTTTTGTAGAGGTTGCGTTCAATGGTGCGTTTGGCCTTCAGGCATTTCGAAATCTTCTCAAAAGCTGTATGCTCAGATACATCTCCGCCCAAATACAAAATCAAAGCAATAGTCTCAACCACCATCGCCATTCCTCATTAATTCAAGCCTCGCCTCTATTGCGCTTATACGTTTTTCATAAAATTCGAGTGTCAGTTTTTGTTGCTGATCATGTGGCGCACGACCTTCATCTATCTGCGCCGCTAACTTTTCTAGTTGATCTGATAAATGCTCTATTAGCATATATTGCTCTGAATCCATAGGGAGACTCCCCATCTCCCCCCTCGGCCACTTAATACGAAATTCGCTATTTTGATCCACATCAGATTCCATCATTGTTATGTTGGTTTCGATCTGATTAAGACGTTCTATTATGCCAAAATATGCCCAAGTTGCGACTGAAGCCGCCGCAACCATTGAAATAATGTTTCTCAGAGGAAGAGCGACTTCTGTATTTTCTGACAACTTTGGCATCTAAAAATCAGTGCTATCTTGGCCTGTCCTTATCATCTCTGCAACACGATCTGATCTTGCGCCAACCTGTTTTGCATATCTTGAATCCAGTAACTCGTCTGCCGCCTTGTGGTAGTCCCTGCCTTTTAACGCATCAAGCATTTTGACAAACCCATGCAATCTGGGGATTCCCATATTGAACGCTAAATCTGCCAAAGCACGTTGCCTGACCTCATCAAGATCACGCCACCAAGAAAGCCCGTTATCCAATTCGTTCTCTACAATAGTGATATCATTTGTAAGAAGGTAATCAACTTCCTCATCTGATAGCCCACGGTCAACAAGATTGCGACCCACACCTATCGTTTCAATTCCCAGATGGTCTTTGTAAACTTTATTTTTTACGCCCTCATGAAAGCGCATTTGTTTTATGAATCTGTTCTTATTCATTTGTCTGCCTTTGTTTCTAATCGGTCAAAAATTTTGCCGAGCATATCTTTTATGTCCCTGATGTCATCCCGATAATCATCACGTCTTACATAAACGTCACTAATGCCCCTCATGCTTTTATCCAGACTTTCTAACTTTCCCCAGATAGTCCTCACAAAAAAAGCAATCGCACCTGTAGCCACTAGCCATAATAAATCATGTATTCCCATCTCGCTCATATCGCCTCCATACAGGCAAATGAGATTCCATATGTGGAAACTTCATCTGTATCCCAGCCAAGCTCTGAAGTTCTCATTCTGAAAACACCCTTTGCGTTTGAGTAAACTACCGCACCGCCAGAACTGACTGCGGTTTTGATGGCTGGCTCAACATTGACATCCACCTCACCACTTCCATTCGAATTTGCATCATCAACAATAATATGCAATTTCGATGTTGCACCTGAACCCAATTGAATGTAATCGCCAGCCCTAAAAATATTTACTAGGGAATTTTGAGATGTTGCTAAAGTGATTGTGAAATCACCCACTGCCGCATTGGCTCCAAGCGTCACATTTCCAGAAATACCGCCTCTAGCCGTAGATGAATCTGGGTTGCCTAATAAGAAAGTACCCTTCTCACCATGCAATTTCATGAGAAAGGCTTCCCAGTTTGCAGCCTGTGTGCGCCTCATAGGCGGCAATTTCAGTGTCGCATTCCATAAAGCATAGCTATACTCATAAACCTGTTGGCTACCAGTAAATGGTGATTCAGACACGCCTACACGACGATTTAAGCCCCATTTGGCAGTTTGAAATGCGGGTGCGGTAGGCAAAGTTAATGGATAAGATGGGGCTGTCATTATGCAAACACCTTGGCTATTCCCGTTCCCCTACGCTTGCCATCCGTCACGGCCCTCACTGTCTCCGCTTGTATTCTTGGCATAAGCGTCAATATTTCTGCCCTTACTGTATCAGCAACGCCTGTTTCAATATTAAAAGTCTGATTAACAACTGTAGGTTTGCCACCGCCCATCATATTCATTGTGTCATGGTTATTTCTGATAACGCCTGCGCTATGTGGAATAAATAACTCTGGCCCTCTTTCCCCTACCAGAACAGGGCCACCAGTTGCCCTAGAGGGTATCCTACCCCCGCCAGCAAAGCTATCTGGCCCAGATGTAAATTGCATAGAGTTTGAGTTAGGAGAGCCACCACCCCCAAAACCGCCAAATATAGATGCCATAATTTTCCTAATAATAAAGGTCTTGATGGCTTCAGCAATTAGATCAGATATGAATGTTTTGAATATATTTCTAAATGTGTCCATTGATAACTTTCCTTCCACCACTGCGTTCGCCAAGGAGTCAGCAATGGAATCACCCATCCTTCTTGCAGCATCTTCTGTGGCGGCAAACATTGGATCGAGCCTGTCTAATTGGTTCCCAAGATCACTTATAGCCGCATTGAAGGCATCTGCGTTTTCTGGTGCAAGTTCTAACTGTCTGTTCAACTCCTCTATAGTTGCCTCTAATTGTATGGCTGGATCTGTGTGTTTTAGTACCGCAGCCGCAGCATCTTCTTGTGTTTTTTTGTAAACAGCTAGTTTCTTATTTGCATTATCTGTTGCCCGTGCATGTTCTTTCAAGGCGTCGATTTGTTCTCTTGTAAGTCGGGGCTTTTCTCCTTCAGGGTGGCCTCTAATAACCACGTTTACTGGTCGGAGTTCATCCAACGCATCGGCAGACGCTAACGCTTGTATGAGCGTGGGGCCAACTCCCCTTATTTCCGCTTGGGCTTTTACAGCTTCGTCTTTAAGGCTTTTGAGGGTTTTCTCAAATGGCGTTTCCTTGCCAGAAGTTGCGCCAAGCTCTTTAGATAGATTTTCAATTGTCTTTGTTAATTGCTTTGAAGATTCATTGGTCGAATCAACTTCTGGGAAAAGCTCTGAAAACTTATCTTTTATCTTTTTTAGAATATCATCTAACAAACCAGCTTTTTCAGCCGCAACAGCCGCTGCAACAGCTAACAATGTCAGGGGTGAAGCCAATAAAATGGTTCGTAAAGCCTTTAACGCTCCCCCTGCTTTCATGACATTTGTTGCTAAACTAACAAATGCCAAGCCTACGCCTGTTATAGCCGCAACTGTTTTTATAGAGGCAAACACCCCAAGGGCGATTATGATTGATGTAATATTTTCAAGAAGAAATTTTAGTGCAGTAGTCACACCTCTGACCGCAGATGCCAACGCACTCCCGATAACCCGTGCAAGCCGATCTGTTTGGGCGACATTATCCTTCAGAAACTCAGCTAATTCTCTAAACGCATCCAACAGCCCTGCATCAACAACCTTACGCTGGAAATTAAAAACAGCATCCCCCAACATGGACATCGTGCCTGTGAAGGTCTTTGCTAATTCTTCTGTCGCCCCATCTATTCTGCCGCCAGTGCCGAATGCCTCGCTAAACTTCTGTATGGTTTCCTCAATACTGACTGTCGCGCCAGCTTGAAAGCCAGCCATAGCAAGGACACCCTTTTCCCTGAACAAGTCGGCAGAATTAGCCCCCGCAGAAAATGCCCTCTGCAAGTTAGCCGCCGCCTCTTGGAAACTGATCGGAAAAGCAGCAGCAATATTACCAGTTATCACCAGTAATTCGTTTAATTGGTTTGCATTCTTAGCGACAGAGGCCAGACTACCTGACGCATTTTGTATCTCTTCCAAAGAAAAAGGGACTCTTGAGGCAAATTGCGTCATGACCTCAAACGCCTTTGCGCCTTCCTCAACATCCCCGAAAAGGAATTTTAATCTAATTCTAAGATTTTCAACCTGAGATCCTACCCGAACAAAAG